TGCGTAGCTTGCAGGCCATTCGGGCCGATGCTATTCGCGCTTATGATGAAAACTTGCTAGCCGCTCGCATGCGCGACGGCTTAGCGCCCAAAAACCAAGTGCCCACTCCACCTCGTGGCACGTCTGGTAACGACAAAGTCCTCACCCCCACGCAAGCCAAACTCTTGCAGAGATTTGTCGAGAAAGCACAAGCAACGCGTGAGACTGTCCACAGTGCTCACCTTGCGTATACTGCTGAGGCTGAACAAGAACGCCGCGATCGTTATGCTTTCCTTGATCGCTATGCCCCGGCAGCCCCACCCCCTCCTGAAACTCTTTTCTCCACTACCTTGTCAGTGATGCCTCACTTCTGGGCCACCATTGTAGTGATTTATATTGTGCGAAAGATCCGACGTCGACGTCTACCGGATCGTATTAGTGATTTCCGTAAGTCGCAATTCTTGGACCGCAAGAAGATTCGCCCCACCCTAACACCCGAAACAGTGCGTACCTGTTTCGTCGACATGATTATGCCAGACGTCAAACCACCTAAAGATCATACACATGGACCTCCCGCTGCAGATCGGTCCTCAGCATCCATGTTTATTGATCGCCTTGCCGACCTACTTGGTCGCTCCGCCTATTACATTCAAATGTCTCGTGCAGATGAACGTAATGGTCGGACTGGCAGTCGCTCTTACCATTGGACCAAGGACCTTACCACTACTCCTCGTAAGGAAACTATCCCGAAAAATGCCTTGGTTGCCCTGGTTGATGTCGATCAATATCTTGACATGCCCAGGTTCCTTTGCGACAATGTCCATCCCACAATTATATATACGGTTCAACCTGATAAGGTAAGTAAGGTTACCGATTTCTACAGCTATACGTTCAATGAGCGCAACCAGCTCGACTATCGAGTCACTGGCGGCGCTGCATACTTACACCCCGTTTGGAACTATAGCGTGGACCACATCATGGTCTCACGGTGTGACAAGAAAGGACGCCTCCGCGTTGCTTGCTACATTGTGGACCGTCGCAGCACCAGCCCTGACCGTGAGTTAATTATGTTGACTCCTATTGGCTCTTGGACTGGAGTCAGTGCCCATCTATATAGTCAATGGATTTCAGGTACTAAGCTGGTTAAACTCTCAGTTGCGACTCCCGATGGATTCACACGCCTCATGACCTCTTCTCGCCTTGGATTAATGATTTCCACTGGCCGTACTAATTCTTATGCTAGCTCAGTCGTCTCCGCCGTTGTTGATGATTGTATAGCAGGCATAGCGCGTACCTCTGATTACGTGCTTGCTCTTCCGCAGGTCATGTCCTATGTTGGCGGTGATCGTACTTTAGCTATACCTCTTCTAGAGTATCACCGCGCAAAAACTAAGTTCAAACCGGATGTCATATGCCCGGTTGAGCTCTCTCTACGTCGCTACCAATTCGACCCATTGGTATTCGACCCCTCTGCCAAGCCGAGCATGTCCGCTTTCATGACTCCACTTATCAACGGTGCGTTCGCACCCGATCGTACCGCTGCTAACGAACTTCAATCAATTGAAGGTCGTATCAACTCTGTAAAGCCTCCTCTCTTGTCCATGACACCATTCCTCGCCCATGTAATTAAGGAATGGTGCACTCTTCTCATTCCTGACAGTGTTGCACACACCCTTGTACCATCCGACGATGACGAGGTTATGCGCCGACAGGCCAAGCCTAGCCAACGCCGGTTATTTGCCGCAGCACACGGCATGTTACCCAAACGTATCGTACGTATGTTTAATAAGTCCGAGTGCTGTGACAATGTTAAAGACGGCCGAGCCATCTCCATGATCAATACCGTTGATAAGCGCTCTTATAGTCGTTATATGTATGCCTTCGAAGCCATTATGAAGGCTCAACCTTGGTACGCTTTTGCCAAGACACCTCGCGACGTTGCACAGCGTGTCGCTGACATTTTAGCCTTTGCGTACAATGCCGCCAATTCTGATTTCCATCGATTCGATGGTCACGGCTCTAATCTCATGCGTGACATCGAAAAACAGATGTTGCTGCGTGCGTTTAAGGTCGAACATCACCAAGAGCTCCTTGATTTACATCGCGGCCAATATAATCTTAAAGCTTACGCTACTTTTGATGACCCTTACACTGGCGAAGCTATTCAATACGACTCTGAATATACTCGCGCTTCCGGCTCACCCGAAACCTCACTATTCAACACTTCCGTTAATTCATTCACGGCTTACCTTGCCTTGCGAATGACGAAGGAAAATGGCCTGTTCCTTACCCCTACCGAAGCCTTCTCGCGCTTAGGTATTTATGGTGGCGACGATGGCCTTACCGCTAATGTCGATCCCACCACCTTTAAACGTGCAGCCTCAATGATTGGACAAGATCTTGAGGTAGAACCCATTCAACGCGGCGACTCTGGTATTAAATTCCTAGCGCGTATCTACTCCCCTACGGTCTGGTTTGGCGACACCACTACCATGTGTGATGTTAAACGCCAAATCCTTAAATTCCACACGTGTGTACGCCTCAACCCAAATGTCACACCCACTATGAAACTATTGGAGAAAGTACGCTCCTTTAGTCTGTCCGATTCCGGCACCCCTATAATTGGTGAACTCTGTGCGGCTGTTCAACGTGTTTATGGTCAACCCATACTCGTTAACAAACACACCGTTCCCATGCGTACGTGGTTGTCGCAATACGACATTAAATCTCAGTATGGTAATCTTCGTGCTGAGTGGATGGACGATCATGTCTCTCAAGTCCTTCCAGAATTCGAATATAAGCGCTTTATTACTTGGTGCTCTGGCATCAACACTATTCAAGACGCATTAACACCACCGACCTTTATGGCTCCTACTCCTGCCAAATCAGCTGTTCCCGTTGTGGTCGATGGCGATGTTTTGCCTCTTGGCGTAATTCTTCCTCTTGTACCTGTCGCTAAGGTTAAGAGGCCCTCTACCGTTCCCCAACCTACCAAACCCAAAGAAACCAAAATTAATGTGAACAAGCAGCGTGACGGCGCTATTGATCTCACTCCAGAACTTCTTGTCAAGTCCGAAACTTTTGCCCAGTTTAAAGAACGTAAAATTGCAGCTGGTACCTGGCAAGATGATAAACCAAAACCTAAGCCACAGACTCGTGGCCCACCTCCTCGGAGGGTCGCTCGAGACCTCTCCGTCGCTCTCCCTCCTATGGTTAGTTTACCTAAAACCTTTCCAGTCGAGGAAAAGAAAGTCCGACACGTTGCCTTTGCTATTGATGCAGAACATGATGCGAATGGCAACGCATTGCGCCCGACTCCGAAACAAGCGGCTCATGTCAATCCTCACAATGATAAGTACATGCAGCCGTGGCGTAAAGTTCACGGACAAAACCCGGGTTGATTTGGCAACCCGGGTATCCGAGTTTTCAATCTCGATAAAATATTGATCTTTGTTATGCCCAAATCATCCAAAGCTAAATCTCGTAAACCGCGTCGCCCCAAGGCCCCGCGGCCCAAAGCCCCCACTAAACCCAAGCGTCCTACTCGCAAGAAAGCCCCTCCAGGTTTTAATGCCGTTCGCATGGGTCAACGGGTCGGAAACATCTTCGGGAAGTCCTATGGACGTCTCGGAGCTGAAGCCGGCCGGTTGTTCAGACACATCACTGGGTTCGGTGACTACAAAGTCTCCAAGAACTCGCTGATGCATGGATCTGACTCTCTCCCTGCTTTTGGCAACACCAGTGCTGGAACCCGCGTTACTCATCGCGAATTCCTCTTTGATGTTATCACTAGCCCCCTTCCTGGCTTGTTTTCCATTGAAACCGTACCTATCCAACCTGCCCTTTTAGCCGCATTCCCATGGCTCTCCGCTTCTGCTGAGAACTACCAGGAGTATCGGCTAAACGGGTGTGTGTACGAATTCAAGTCCAACTCGTATAATGCCCTCGCATCTACCAATACCGCGTCTGGCACGGTGATTATGACCACGAACTACAATGTTCTCGATCCACCTTTCACCAATAAATTTACAATGGAGCAGTCCCAATTCACTTGTAGCGACAAACCATCTAACCACATTGTGCATCCTATAGAGTGCAGTAAGCTCGAAACCCCTGCGTCTATACTGTACACTCGATCTGGCCAAACTGGCTCTGGCGATATGCGCTTGTATGACTGGGGCAATTTCAACATTGCTACAGTCGGTATGCAAGGCATTTCCACCAATATTGGCGAACTTTGGGTAACCTACGATATCACGTTACTGAAACCCAAGCTCGGTGCAACATCCGACGTCGCTGATCGGTACGTCGCTCTAACCCCTAATCTTTCAGCAGTTAAACCGGGTGGCCCAAACTATTTTGGCACCCTTTCCCTGCCTATGGTACAGACCACCGAGTCTGACATGGGCACTACCTTGTCCGCCTCTGTTGGAGTCAACCTTGACTCCATCACTTGGCCCCCAGGTTATTCCGGGAATGTAATGGTAGTCATTCGCTGGGCTTTAGCAAGCACGGCGTCTCTAACCCTCGCAACACAATATGGATATGCCATTACTAATAGTGTCGCTGCGCTAAGGTTGTTCGGCTTGGCCGATCCCAACGGTCCAACCTTTGACAACGAGGCTATCAACACCATCCTACCCATGGTCTATAATGGCAACGGAGGTTGTACATTGGTGTCTTGCTTTCGCATTACCAATGGAGGCACCATCCGCCTAGTTGGCGGCACTACTAATGGCGCCCTCACCACTGCTGACCTTATTATCACTGCCTTACCCATTTCTCTTGGCACAGGCATCATCCCTACTGACCCCGCCCTCATGTTCAATTACCCCGCCATTGAGGTGGAGGAAAAGAAATCTCTGACCCACGTTAGTCATGGACATGAGGACAACGATTCCGATGTGGAGTTTGTCATTAACCCCACACTACGTATTTCCACTCCCATTCCACGTGACGGGCCGAAATCATCCTCTAATAAATCGATGAAATCGCTCCGCTCACTACCATAAATACTCTTCGGGCCCCATGCGACTCTCAGTTGTACCTCTCTAATATCAGAAAAGTCAATTGCAGTCTCGCTTGTGTGGCCCACAATCTTGCTTTCCGCATAACCCTCTCATCGCACTTCGTGTTGGTATTGTACTAATTCTTAGTTAT